TTGCTGCAGGACGACGGACTGGGAAGTCAAGACTCGCTGCATGGATGTTGATTATTAATGCATTGCAGACTGGGCGTGGTCATGTGTTCTATGTTGCCCCCACTCAGGGGCAGGCTCGTGATATTATGTGGCAGACTCTGTTAGAGCTTGCACACCCAGTGATTAAAGGGTCCCACATTAACAACCTGCAGGTGACATTGATCAATGGATGCACCATCTCTCTGAAGGGCGCTGATAGACCAGAGACAATGCGGGGTGTGTCGTTGAAGTTCCTTGTGATGGATGAGTATGCTGATATGAAGCCCTCAACATGGGAACAGATTCTAAGACCTGCGCTTGCTGACCAGAAGGGAACTGCACTGTTTATTGGCACACCGATGGGTCGTAATCACTTCTACGATCTATACCAGTACGCAATGTTAGATGAAGATGAATCATACAAAGCATGGCACTTCACATCATATGATAATCCCTTGTTGGACCCGAATGAGATTGACATGGCAAAGAAGTCAATGTCCTCATACGCATTCCGACAGGAGTTCTTAGCCAGCTTTGAAGCCAGTGGTTCTGAGATCTTCAAAGAGGAGTGGGTTAAGTACGATGAGGAAGAACCTGATGAGGGTGACTTCTACATCGCTGTTGACTTAGCGGGCTTTGCCGATATTGCAAACGCAACGACAGCAAAGAATAAGAAACTGGACCAGACTGCGATTGTTGTTGTGAAGGCAAACACAGATGGTTGGTGGATTGCTAACATTATTCATGGACGGTGGGACATCAAGAAGACTGCGAAGAAGATCTTTGATGCAGTAGAACGGTATCGCCCAGTGTCTGTTGGTATTGAGAAAGGTGCGCTGAAAAACGCAGTGTTACCATACCTGACTGACTTAATGAAGAGTGGTCAACGATTCTTTCGTGTTGAAGAACTCACTCACGGTAACAGGAAGAAGACTGATCGTGTTGTCTGGTCTCTGCAGGGAAGATTTGAGCACGGACAGATTACATTAAACAAAGGGGATTGGAATGCTCAGTTCATGGACGAGTTGTTTCAGTTTCCAAATGCGTTAGTGCACGATGACTTAGTTGATGCACTGTCATACATAGACCAAATCGCCAAAGTTGCTTACATTGTTGACTTTGAAGAAGAGGAATTTGAAATCCTAGATCCAATTGCGGGGTACTAACATGGATTATGATCACAATTTTGATAACGAGAAGTCACTAGAAGCGTGGGTCATTCACAAGTGTGACCAGTGGCGTGATCATTATGAGGCAAACTATGCCGAGAAGTTTGATGAATACTACCGTCTATGGCGTGGAATCTGGGCTGGTGAAGATTCAATGCGTGCATCTGAGAGGTCAAAGATCATTTCCCCTGCACTGCAACAGGCTGTTGAGTCCTCAGTCGCAGAAGTTGAGGAAGCAACCTTTGGGCGTGGTCGTTTCTTCGACATCAAAGACGACTTGATTGACCCAAACAAGGGTGACATCCAGCTTGTACGCCAGCAACTCGACGAAGATCTGCAATATGTCGGTGTGCGTAAGCAAGTTGCAGAGTGTGTAATCAACGCTGCTGTGTTTGGTGTAGGTATCGGCGAGATTGTTGCTGAAGAAATTATTGAACTAATCCCTTCAACACAGCCCATCATGGAAGGTGCCATGCAAGCAGTCGGTGTGATGGAAAAACAACGCACTGTATTTAAACTACGTCCTGTAATGCCTCAGAATTTCTTGATCGATCCCGTCTCAACCAGCATTGAAGACGCACTTGGTGTAGCTATTGACGAATTTGTACCCATTCATCAAGTAGAAATTGCCATTGAAAACGGAATCTACCGTGATGTTGAGATTACAACAGCAGCCCCGGACATTGATCTGGAACCCGATCAAGAACTAACGGTGTATAATGATGATAAAGTACGTCTTACCAAATACTATGGTCTCGTACCACGTGAACTCTTTAACAAAGCTGCTTATGAAATGGAGGATGATGAAGCTGAAGAAGCTGAGTCAGGCTATATTGAAGCAGTGGTTGTTATTGCCAATGGCGGAACGTTATTAAAGGTCGAAGCCAACCCCTACATGATGCAGGATCGCCCTGTTGTTGCGTTCCCTTGGGACGTTGTACCCGGTAGGTTCTGGGGGCGTGGTGTTTGTGAAAAGGGATACAACCCTCAGAAGGCCCTTGACACCGAGCTACGTGCCCGTATAGACGCTCTAGCACTGACTGTGCACCCTATGATTGCTGTAGACGCGTCAAGGCTGCCACGGGGCGCTAAGATGGAGATACGTCCGGGTAAGGCTATCCTCACGAATGGTGATCCTCGTGAGATTCTGCACCCAATGCACTTCGGTCAGTTAGATCAAGTATCATTTACTCAGGGTGCAGAGCTTCAACGCATGGTGCAGATGGCAACTGGGGCAATTGATGCTGCTGGTATCCCCGGATCTATTAATGGTGACAGCACTGCTGCTGGTATCTCCATGTCGTTGGGTGCAATCATCAAGCGTCACAAGCGTACACTAATTAACTTCCAAGAAGCCTTCCTGATTCCAATGGTGAAGAAGGTTGCATGGCGGTATATGCAGTTTGATCCTGAGCGTTATCCTGCAAAAGACTTTAAGTTTATTGCAACCAGTACACTTGGCATCATTGCTCGTGAATATGAAGTCACACAGTTAGTACAGTTGCTACAAACAATGTCACCTGACTCACCAATGTATCCATTACTCATTGAGTCTATTGTTGACAACATGAACTTGTCTAATCGTGAGCAGATCATTGAAGGTCTTCGCCAAGCGAACCAGCCTGATCCGAATCAACAAGCAATGCAAGAGCAAGTCATGCAGATGCAGATTGCAAAAGAACAAGCAACATTGCAAAATATTGAAGCACAGACTGCTGAGATTATGTCGCGTGTTCAACAGAATACTGTTGAAACAGAGTTGCTTCCAATTGCTGAAGAAACTAAACGTATCGCAGCTTTGTACAAAAATACTCCTGCAGATGAAACAGATAAAGAGTTTGCACGTAGGGCTAAGCTAGCAGAGCTTGTGTTAAAAGAGCGTGAGATTGCGAGTAAAGAAGATATTGTTGAACGTCAAATGCAGGGGCAATAATGATTGTAACAAAGACTGAACTTCAAAAAGTACTAGATGAAGTCAATAAGATCTTTAAGAAATTAGATGACAGAATCACAGAATTAGAGAAAAGTCAAACTAATTTAAGGAAAACTACAAAAAGTACTTGACATTTGCAAAAAAGTATGGTATAATAATTGCATATAAAGCACCAACAGGAGAATGCTTTGACACCTGAAGAACAAAAGTATTATGAAACATACTTTAATTTGTTCATTCAAGATGGTTGGGCACAGTTCATTGGAGAGATCCGAGACATTGTAGCCAACCAGCGTATTGAAGACATCAAAGACGGTGAACATCTTCAATATGTTAAAGGTGAACGTAACGCTCTCAAGAGAGTATTAACTTTTGAGAACGGTATTCGTAGCGCATACGATTATCATATGGAGCGGATTCATGATTCGTAGGTATGATTTTAGATGCACTACATGTGACGTAGTAGAAGAACAATGGGTAGACTCATCCGAGCAACTATCCACTTGTCATTCTTGTGGTCACGCAAGTAAGCGGATAATCTCTCCAGTCTCTACGCAATTCAAAGGTTTCGGATTTCCCGGCGCTGATGATAAGTGGGCAAGAGATCACGAAAGAGCCGCCCGTAAGAACTAACTATCCATAATGGCTATTGCCACGGAGTTTAACAATATGGCACGATTTATTCAAGATAGTCCCGAAGATTTACAGGACGACGAAGAACTTAATAACTTTGATGAACAACAGGAAGCTGAAGAGCCAAGCCCTGAAGTAGAAGAACCCGAAGTCCCCGAGAAGTATCAGGGCAAGTCTATTAAAGACATTGTTCAGATGCATCAAGAAGCTGAGAAGCTACTAGGGCGACAGAGTTCAGAAGTTGGAGAGTTACGTCGGATCGTAGACGATTTCGTAAAGACTCAATTGGAAACGCCTAGCCCACAACAAAAAGACGAAGATCTGGATTTCTTTGAAGATCCTGACCGCTACATTGAACACAAGCTGTCTTCGCATCCAAAGATCAAAGAGGCTGAGGAACTATCCCGTTCCATGAAGCAAGCTGAGATCTTAAACAGACTGCAGTCTAATCATCCTGATTTCCAAGAGATCGTAGGTAATGAAAAGTTTGCAGAATGGGTTGCCAAGTCTAAAGTTCGCACCGAGTTATATCAACGTGCAGATCAGAAGTTTGACTTTGATGCTGCTGACGAACTCCTAACAAGTTGGAAGGAACGTCAGAACATCGTGAAAGAGACAAACGATTTGCAGAAGGATGATCGGAAACGTCAACTGAAATCTGCTTCAACAGGTAGCGCAAAGGGTTCAGGAGAAAGACCATCACGCAAGGTCTATCGTCGTGCTGATATTATTAAACTGATGCAAACAGACCCCGACCGCTACATGGCTTTAGCTGGAGAGATCCGACAGGCTTACGCAGAGGGAAGGGTTAAATAGATAGCTATTAGGAGATTATCATGGCTACTTCAACTTACCCTACTATGACTGGAGCTATCGGTCTTACCGAAGCTGATAAGTTTATCCCCGAACTGTGGTCCGATGAAATCATCGCCGCATACAAAAAGAACCTTGTCCTTGCTAACCTCGTTAACAAGATGTCAATGGTTGGTAAGAAGGGTGACACTCTTCATATTCCTAAGCCAACTCGTGGTTCAGCAAACGTCAAAGCAGAAAACACTGCTGTTACAATTCAGAACGCAGTTGAGTCTGAAGTCATTGTAACAATCAACAAGCACTACGAATACTCTCGTTTGATCGAGGATATCGTTGCTGTACAGGCACTTGATTCAATGCGTCGGTTCTACACTGATGACGCTGGCTACGCTCTTGCGAAGCAGATTGATGACGACGTGTTCTTGTTGGGTCAGCAGTTGGGTGACGCTGGAACTTCTGGCGCTGACTGGACTCACACAAACGTATACTACTCTAACGCTGCATTAGGTATTGCTACCTACGCTGCTGACACAGTAGAAGACACAGACCTGTTCACTGACTTGGCATTCCGTCAGTTGATCAAGTTGATGGACGATCAGGATACTCCGATGGACAACCGTGTGTTGGTGATCCCACCTGCAGCACGTGAGACTATCCTTGGTATTGATCGTTACGTATCTTCTGATTTCGTCAACGGTCGTGGTGTTAACAACGGTCAAATCGGTTCACTGTATGGTGTTGACATCTATGTCACATCTAACTGCCCAGTGATCGAGACTGCTGGTGACAACACTGCAACTACTTCTACACGTGATCTCAAAGCCGCTATGTTGTTCCACAAGGACACATTCGTATTGGCGGAGCAAATGGGTATCCGTTCACAAACTCAGTACAAGCAAGAGTTCCTTGCTAACCTCTACACTGCAGACACTCTGTATGGCGTAGAAGTACTGCGTCCTGAAACTGGTTTCGTATTGGCATTGCCAGCTTAATCAGACTAGGCGGGGGAGTGCAATACTCCCCTGACCTTTCTAATTCAATACACTGGAGAACACTATGGCGATATTTCGTGGTATAGGCGGTGCGGGTGATTCAACAACTGATGCAACAGTGCAAGCAGTTACTGAACAAGCCACCAACGCTGCCGCCTCTGCTGGTAGTGCTGCCACTTCAGCGTCTCAAGCAAGTGCCTCTGCCACATCTGCACAAGCGGATGCAGCGAGCGCCAGTGCTTCTGCAGGAAACGCCGAGGACTCAGCAACGTCTGCGAGTACCTCTGCTGCTTCTGCATCAACATCTGCCTCAAGTGCCTCAACCTCTGCAACATCTGCCACCGCTTCAGCGACCTCTGCATCGAACTCAGCAACCACTGCTTCAAGTTCTGCTTCAACCGCTGTTGCTGCCCGTGATGCTGCACAGCTTGCAGAGACTGGTGCAGAAACTGCTCAGGCTTCAGCAGAGCTTGCTCAAGAGGCTGCAAACACTTCAGCATTAGCGAGTGCCTCCAGCGCCTCTGCAGCGGCTACAAGCGCCTCTGATGCAGCGATAAGTGCTACTAGCTCACAGAACTACGCAAATGCTTCAGAGACTTCTGCATTAGCATCAGCAGCCTCTGCAGTAGATGCAAGTAACTTAGCGACTGCGGCTGCTAACTCTGCAACCTCTGCAAGCAATGCAGCCTCTGCTGCTGAGAATGCATATGATTCTTTTGATGATCGTTACCTTGGTGTTAAAGCTTCTAATCCAACACTAGACAATGATGGTGCTGCATTACTTACTGGTGCTTTGTACTTTAATAGCACTGACAATGAAATGCGTGTGTATACCGGAAGCGTTTGGATAGCTGTTGTTGACCTTGCAGGCGATGTCACTGTCAACTCTCTCACCTCTAACAACGATGTAGTCGTCAAAGGCAACCTTGAGGTTCAAGGCACTACCATCACTGTAGACTCTGCTACTGCACAGACCATTGACCTAGGTGATAACGACAGAATCCGCCTAGGTGACTCTGATGATTTGCAGGTGTATCATGACGGTACAGATAGCTACATTGCTAACTCTACAGGCACTCTCAAGCTCTCAGGCAACACAGACGTTACAGGCAACATCACTGTCTCAGGTACAGTCGATGGACGAGACATTGCCGCTGATGGAGCAACATTAGACACTGCACTACAGAACGTCTCCGAAGACACCACTCCGCAACTTGGCGGTGATCTGGACACGAACGGGAACGATATTAAGTTTGGTGATAATGACATAGCTACTTTTGGTGCGGGCGATGATTTACGTATTTGGCATAGTGGCACACAAAGTTACATTCAAGACCAAGGCACAGGTAATGTTAATTTATTAGGCAACAGTGTTGTTATTGCTAATTACAATGGTGGTCAAAACTATATTAGATGCATTTCTAATGATGCTGTTGAACTATATTATAACGGCTTCCAGAAGCTAGCCACAACCTCCTCCGGTGTAGACGTTACTGGGACTTTAGTGTCTGATGGGTTGACTGTTGATGGTGATGTTTTATTTCACAAGACAACATCAGGCGCAAACAAAGTCCAAATTGATGCTCTGGGAGGAAATAATGCTAGGCTTACTTTTTCTGAGAATAATAATGAGAAATACAATATAGGATTTCAATCTAGTGGTGCGGCTTTTACTATTTATCATACAGCCGGTAATTCGATAAGATTTCTCTTAGATATCAACGGCGACATCTCCTTCTACGATGACTCAGGCACATCTAAAGACTTCTACTGGGACGCATCAACCTCACGGCTAGGGTTGGGTACTACGAGTCCTTCATCTCCATTACAAGTAGACAGAGCAAGCACTGATGGCGACATTGTTACTCTGAGCAAAGACGGTAGCACTGTAGGGTCTATTGGTGTCAGTCAAGGTAGTGCTTTATATATAGTTGATGGCAGTAGTGGTGGAATTAGGTTTGGTTCTGCTAATGAAATTATACCATGTCAGAATAACGGGTTGCGTGTTGATAATACAGTTAGTTTAGGACAAGCCAGTTATAGATGGAAAGACCTCTACCTCTCAGAAGGACTACGTGCAGACACTCTCAAGTTCAGCAGTCTAGCGGGGTCAGAGTACGGTAGATTTGATAGCTCAGGTAACTTACTAGTTGGCACGACTAATGTGCTTCCGGGCTTTGGTAACACTTCTGAAGGCATTTCTTTGCGAGGTGGTAGTCATGCTTTAATATCCCGTTCTACAACTACTGGTAATGCGGTTCTTTATCTTAATAAAAATACAAGTGACGGCACTATCGCAGAGTTCCGCAAAGACGGTGCTACCGTAGGGTCTATTGGTGTCAACTCTAGCAACATTTTACAAGTATCTTCAGCATCAGCAGGTGGTTTATTTTTTGCGGATAACGGAACCAATAAGGCGGGCTTTGCTAATGGTGAAAATGCTTTTAGACCTGCGAGTGACGCATTCATTGACTTAGGTAAGTCGGATAGACGCTTCAAAGACCTCTACCTTTCAGGCGGTGTCTACCTAGGCGGCGCTGGTTCAGCCAATCTGTTGGACGATTACGAGGAGGGTACGTTTACTGCGACTATGGTTCCAAGTACATCTGGATCAATCACTTTAAATAGTGCATTAGATACTCTTGAGTACATAAAAATTGGAAAGCAAGTAACAGTTACAGGCTTGTTATTGGTCAGTTCAGTTTCTTCTCCTGTTGGTTTTATAAACATTCCTTTACCTATTGCAATTACTGGGGGTACTGAAAGGTCACGAGATGCCGCAGTTTCTTTAAAAGTTTCTTTTGTTGGTTCTGCTAACTGCTCCGATTTTATTGGAGATGTATTAGGTAGCAACGCAAGAATTTACCTAGGAGATTCAACAAGCATACAATCAGATAGTGCGGAGCAAATTGAATCTGGAACACAATTAACGATTGGGTTTACATATTTCACAGACGCTTAATTATCCCCACTGGATTGTAGGGACGGACAGGAGAAAACAATGGCATTAACTAAACAAATCGTACAAGACAAGATTGAAACAGTCGCAGTCGGTGACCACTACGTCATTCAAGTGCGTACTGCTACCAGAATCGTAGAGGACGGTGAAGTGATTTCATCCTCCTATCATCGACACGTATTGACACCTGATGCAGACTTAACCAATGAGTCGGCAGAGGTAACAGCAATCGCAACAGCAGTGTTCACTGATACTGTGAAAGCAAACTACCAGACCTTTTTAGATAATCAGGAGTAATCATGGAACTCACAATCGCACAACTTGAACGCACTCTACCATCCGGTATCGTGTGCAACATCCACTACCGTTTTGATCTAGTCGATGGTGACTACTCAAAGGGAGCCTATGGCACCGTATCGGTCACTGGCGATCCGAATGCTGATGGCTTTGTCGCCTTTGAAGATCTGACTGAAGAAACAGTCAAGGGGTGGGTTGTTAATGCTTTAGGTGGTCAGGAGAAGGTTGACGAGATTGAAGCCGCACTACAGGCTAAGATCGAGGAAGACAAGAACCCGACATCATCTGTTGGGATGCCTTGGGCATAATAGACCATAGCTAAGTAAGGAAAGAGGATGTCACAGGAAATGGCAACAGAGAGTACGAAGCACGTTATTGATAGCATCTCCGTTCTCACAGTGGTTGGCACTCTTGCTGACATCCTTCCGCCTATTGCGGCGTTAGTGACAATTGTGTGGACGGGTATACGGATATTTGAAACCGAGACTGTACAAGGCTGGCTCGGCAAGAATAAAGATGCTTCTTGAACTGGCTGCTGCGAATGCAGCCTTTGCCGTCATCAAGGAAGCTGTCAGCAACGGTAAAGACTTGTGGGATGCTGGCGGTGCACTAACAGATTATTTTAGTAACAAGAATAAAATTGCACAGGAAGTGCAGAAGAAGGGAGCCTCCAGAACAGACTTAGAAGAATTCATGGCTCTGGAGCAGCTCAAGAAACAAGAAGAAGAATTGAAAGAGTTGATGATATACAGCGGCAGAGGTGGGCTATGGGATGATTGGATAGCCTTCCAAGCCGATGCAAAGCGGAAGAGAGATGAAGAAGCCAAAACCATTGTACGTAAGAAAGCTAAACGCAGACAGCAAATACATGATTGGTTTGTTGGTGTTCTCGCTGGCGCTGCCATTCTTAGTGGCGTTGGTTTAGTGGGCTACATATTCTATTACATTGCTGTGAATAGTAAATGAAATACATTCTCCTGCTCTTGCCATTGTTCTTAACAGGCTGCTCAGCACTAGGGCTGATTAGCTCTGTCATCCCCGATGGGGGCACAGATGTCAATGCCAATGCTCAGATAGGGGCAGAGAACACACAGCAGGTGGTGGGGCAGCAGAATAGCTCTGAGATTAATGCACAGAGTGTTGTGCAGAATACAATACAGGACATCCCACCTTGGGTGATGCTGTTGTTGATATTAGGATGGCTACTTCCATCTCCACAGGAAATATTTAGTGGGCTGCTGTACGCCATAGACAGAGTATTAGGAAGGGCAAAATAGTATGTGGAACGTCGTAGGCATCTTGTACATTATCATAGGCCCTACGATGGTACAGATAACGGGAACAAAGAAATTTACTAGCCCACAAGAATGCTTCGCTGAAGCAATGGCTGTAATGGCTAACAAAGACAATCCCAACAACATGGCCTGTGTGCCAGTGCAAACAAAAGGAACCTAGAGATGCCAAAAGTAGATGGAAAAGAATACCCCTATACTCCTAAGGGGATGGCGATGGCAAAGAACAAAGCCAAAGCAACAGGTAAAAAAGTCACATACGGTAAAAAGAAGAAGACTAAGTAATGGCAGAGCCTGTCAACAAAGCCTTGTACAATCGTGTCAAGGCAGAAGCCAAGAAGAAGTACAAGGTGTGGCCTAGTGCATACGCTTCAGGATGGCTTACAAAGGAGTACAAAAAGCGTGGCGGGACCTACAAGTAAACCTAAAGGTGGACTCACTAAATGGTTTGGTGAGGAATGGGTTGACCTCAAAACAGGAAAACCTTGTGGACGTAAGAGTGCTAATGATAGCAGTCGTCCATATCCTTCCTGCCGCCCTAAGGCTGTTGCTCAGAAGATGACAGCGGCTGAGAAAAAGAGTAGTACATCACGGAAGACTGGGCCTGCTAAGATTAAACACAAAGTGACTGCATCAGGGAAGCGTAGGAAATGAGTATTCGTAAGTCATTTGGAGCGACACTAACAGCAACCCCAACAGCTATTTATACTGTGCCTCCAAACAAAAAAGCTGAATGGGTACACGCTTATATTACTAACGTATCTGGTGCTAATGGAACAATTAATATGTCGGTTAATGGTTTTGTACTTTTAGAGGCCTATGCAGTTTCTTCTAAAGACTTTAAAGACATTGGTGGAACTGAAAATACTTTTGTAGTTTTACAGGCAGGGCAAACAATTACTGCTAGCTCTACACAGTCTATGACGTTAGTTGTATCTATTATAGAATACAACGATATTATTCAAGGAGGCTAAGATGCCTGCGAAGAAAGACAGCCGCTTAGAACGTGCTGGCGTAGCTGGATTCAACAAACCAAAGCGCACACCAAATCATCCAAAGAAGTCTCATGTTGTTGTCGCTAAAGAAGGCGAACAAGTAAAGACTATTCGTTTTGGTGAGCAAGGTGCTAAGACTGCAGGGGCTCCTAAAGCTGGAGAGTCTGAGGCAATGAAGAAGAAACGTGCTAGCTTCAAAGCTCGGCATGGACGTAACATTTCTAAAGGGAAGATGTCAGCAGCATACTGGGCTGATAAGGTCAAATGGTAAAATACTCTTGACTTTTATTAAAAAGTATGCTATAATATTTATCTCTTAAGTAGGAAACATTTATGACGTACATTGAGATTATTAACAACATTCTTAGACGCTTAAGAGAACGTACTGTATCGACTGCTACAGAGTCTGATTATGCTCGATTGATTGGTATCTTTGTCAATGATGCTAAGACAGAGATTGAAGATATGTGGCAATGGTCTGCATTACGCAACACACTAACTCTGACAACTTCTAATGGTGTGTTTAACTACGAACTCAATGGTACTCGTAATCGTTTTACAGTCTTAGATGTTGTGAATGATACTGGTAACTGGTTCTTGAGTTACAAGACTGCACACGAGTTTAACAACTTGTTTTTGAATCAAGATCCGCCAACAGGACAACCAAGATACTATAGCTTTAACGGTATCTCAGATGATGGTGACACTCTTGTTGACTTATACCCTATCCCTGATAACACATATGCAATTCGTTTTAACGTCGTCTCCAGAACTGTTGAT